GAACGCGATTTAAAATGTGGTGTTAACGTTAAACTAATTAACAAAGTTTGGAAAGATTTAATTCCAGAATACCCTGTTTTATTATGCGGTAAATTCAACGAAAAAACTGAAAAAAATATCCAATATCCTGCGATCTTACAGTGTAAAATGGATTCATCAAGAATCAACCTTGAATTTGCTGATGGTAAATTTGTATCAGCAACAACTCGTAATGGTAGCGTTTTATCTATTTCTTGTTTCGATAATTTAACGCTACCAAATAAAGATCGTTTTATTCTTGATGGTGAATTAATGTGGTTACATCAAAACGGTACAGTAGCAGAAAGAAAAGTATCAAATGGTTATGTAACAAAAGCTGTTCGTGGAACTATTACTTCTGAAGAAGAATTAGGTTTGTATGTTGTTGTTTGGGATTACATTCCATATGAAGATTTTTTAAAAGAAGTTAGTAAAATTCCATATAACCAAAGACTTGCTACTTTACAAGAATTATCAACAAGTTTTGATAACAAATTACAATTAGTTGAAACTGAAATTGTTAATTCTCGTGAAGAAGTAATGGAGAAATATCAACGCAATTTAGATCGCGGCGAAGAAGGTTGCATCCTCAAATCAATTAATGGTATCTGGGAAGCAAAACGCTCCAAGTATCAATTAAAGCTCAAAGCGGAAGATCCTGTAGATTTGTTAGTGATTGGGTTTACTTTAGGAACTCCTGGAACTCAATTCGATGGTATGCTTGGATCGTTGCTTTGTCAAACTTCATGCGGTCAATTAGAAGTGAATGTTGGTAGCGGATTTAAACATAAACAAGGCGAACGCGATAATCCAGAATCATATGTTGGTAAAATCATTCAGGTAAAATATAACTGTATTATTTCAAGCAAAGGCTCTGATAAAAAGTCATTATTCTTACCAATTTTTGATGGAATTAGAGACGATAAAACTACAGCTAATTCATTAGAGGATTTATTATGATTCAAGAAGATCTTCCAGAATATATTAAACAAATAATTGCCGAAGCAAAAGAAGTATTATACACAGGCTCTAAATATATTTGTCCAACAGAACCGTATAATGATATCGATATTATGATATTGGTCGATAATATTGAAAAGTGGGAAGCAGAGCATACAGTTGATTCTAAATGCGGAGCTGATGTAACATATTCAGATGACGACATGGTAGCGTTTAGAATTGGTGAGTTTAATATTTTAATTACTGCTAAACCGGATTACTTTATTAAATGGCAGTTTGCAACTCAAATTGCTATTAAATTAAATTTAGTTAAAAAAGAAGATAGAAAATATCTATTTAAAGCATTTTTGGATAACGATGGAGTTAAAATTGAACACCTCTAAAAGAATTATCGATTTAATTACTCCAGATACTATAAATAAAACTATAGTGGTTGCGGCTGGACATAAATTTGAAATTAGCGATACTCTTAATGATAAAATCTTAGGAGTAGTTTTGTTTGGAAATTATCGTTATCCAATTATATGGAATGCTAATGGATTTCCGCTTAAAATCAAAGATGCTCCGGAATATTATCACCTTAGATTAATAGAAAAAGAAATGAAAATAAATTATACAAACCCAAAATTAAAAACGCCATTAGCAAAATATGGAAAACTTCTTAATGGGTTTAACAATAATCAATTAGATGAGCCTCAAACAAAAGAATTGATTAAATTATCTTCTCTGTTAATTAACGAATTAATTAAAGATACGCAACGAACTAAAAAACTTTCTATGATGGATGGAGATTTAGCGAGATTACAAAAAAATAATAGTGTTTAATTTCTGGAGTTATTATGTTGGTCTATGATGTAGAAACGCTTGGAGCTGAATCTAATTCAGTTATTTTATCTGCTGCTATTGTTTATTTAAATCCCGCTGAAAAAAATACATGGGAATCGTTATATGCAAATACCTTGTTTGTTAAATTTAATGTAAAAGAACAAGTTAAACAATACAATCGCGTTACCGAAAAAGATACCATTACTTGGTGGAATAAACAATGTGATTTAGCTAAGAAACAAAGTTTTTATCCAAGTGAAAAAGATTTACCAGCTAAACAAGCAATTGCTTGTATTAGAAATTATATTGCTTCTCATTGCGACCCAAAAACTACGTTAATCTGGACTCGAGGCAGTTTGGATCAGGTTGTTATAGATAGTTTATGTAAAGCAACTGGCGATGAGCCAATTATGCAATATTCAAATTATCGAGATATGAGAACATATGTTGATTTGGCTGCTACTAAATCCACTCGCGGTTATTGTGATATTAATCCAGAAACTTATCCTGGAACATGGGATCGAAATGTGGTTGTTAAACATCGCCCTCAAGACGATGTTATATTAGACGCTCTTATGTTACTTTACCCTTCTTAATCAATAATATTGTTTAAATTCTGGATAATATCTAGTTACAATAGATTTAGTATAAGTTTTTTTATTTTCTATTACAGATAAAAATGGAATTTTTTGTGGGTGGTCGTAACCAGTTCTTTCTAATAATGTTTGACGTTTTTTCTCTTTAATTACCGGAGATTTAGAAATATTATCAACACCATATTTTTCTAATGACTTTTTTATCTTTTTATTTTTTGTTTCAGTTAATTGCGAAATATTATTAACACCATATTTTTCTTGCAGAGTAGATTGTATTTTATTAATGTTATTAAAATTTTCATTATTATATTTTATTCGTTTGGTGTTTTTAATTTTTGATTGCATTTCTTTTGATGCAGTTATTTCCGATAATAACATTTTAGTTTTATTCGAATGATTAAATCCGGAAATTCCATCACCGCCATCAGTGCAATTAATTAAAATTCCAGTTTTTAAATCTTTTCTACCAAACCATCTAATATATTTTCTTTCGAGGGCAAATGCTCCAAGTTCAGTTAAATTTGATTCAATTATAACTATTAAAGATTTGTCTGATGGGATTTTAAAATGATGTTTACTATATGCTCTATTACCTGATCCTTTTCCAATATAATAAGGAGTTCCTGCTTTAGCAGTTATTGAATCTTTTTCTCGTATATATGCGTAAATATAAAAGTTAAGTGCTGTTTGAACAGTATAAGTATTTGTGCTGGTCATGTTAATTCCTTTATTAATGTTGAATGATTAGAGTAGATGGGAACTGCAATTCCGCGATCTACAACTATTTATAAGGTTAAATTATGAAACTAATTGAAAAATTTATATTAGGCGTTGTATTATTTTTTTTATTATTAATGGCAGTTCCAGCTATAGCGATTAAAATTTCTGAATTAGCATTAATTGTTTTCTTTTTGGTTGTACTGCTAAATCTAGGAAAACCTAGATGAATGGTGAGATTTGGCCAGTAACAAGAAGAAACTTTAATAATCTTTCACTAAAGAAAAAAGTAGAAATATTAAATTATAGAAAAACGCTTGATAATACTATTGAACTTTTATTATTAAAGCGCAAACTGTGTAAACTTTCTCAGGAAAGTAACTGAATTGTTGTAACTCCTTCAAAATGAAGGCATCTGAGACGAGGGTTCGAATCCCTCCAGCTTCACCATAAACATATTAGACTCAGAAGGTAGACTATTCGCGGTAATCTACTGAATGGTGATCGAGTTTAAAGACTCAAATAGTATGTTTTTGATGGGGCTGTCATGGTTTCGATCAGGTGAGATAGTAGAGAAGGCAACACGAGAGATGACTGACGTAATCAGCATAAAACAAAGTAAATGCAAACGATGACGTTTACAATCTGGCTTTAGCTGCTTGATAGCTATTGCCTGAGATTAAGCCACTTGGAAACAGAACGGCTTGGGGATGGAAACATCCCCTTTTATTAACTATAGGAAAATATTATGCAAGTATTGGGAAAAAACGTTCTTGTTTTAAAACAAAAAGCGGAATATCAGGGTTTAATTTATGGCGTTAACTCTGAAGATAATACAAAAGGAAAAGTCATGAACTTAGGTCATGATGTTACATTACTTAAATTGGGCGACATTATTCTTTTGAATTGGAATAAAGCAAAAAATGTTTCTGGAGAGTTATGGGTTGTTTCAGAAGATGAAGTCGTAGCGGTGTTCGAAGATGATTAAACAATATATGAAACGCCCAGTGACCATTGAGGCGATTAAATTTGAATATAACAATAAGTGTATTCAGGAACTAAAAGATTGGCTTGGAAGCGAATTCATAGCCTCTGGAAAGGATAGGCATCCTGATGCCAAAGGATGGTTGCAGATTGGAACCCTAGAGGATGGACATGGGAAAAATAAAATTGCCCATGTCGCTACAGAAGGTGATTATATTATTAAAGGAATACAGGGTGAATTTTACGCATGTAAACCAAATATTTTTTATCAAACTTATCAAGAATTAAATGATTCAATTGTCGAGTTTAACAACGTTTATACTGGGTGTTAATTACTTGGAAGTTGCATGATACACGCCATCCCAGTTAGCTGGACATTCGCCTGAGATTCTTTCTAGCATTAATTCATAATAATGTTGTAGAGGTCCAGGTTGTTCAGCTAAATGTTTACATATAACTCTAGCAGATCCCCAATCTCCTGCATAATATGCATTCAAATATTGTTGATGCGCAGGTAAAGTTTCGGCTACTGTAAACATTTTTACACCAATATGTTTACCCTTAACTGCAATGCAATCCAATTCTGCTAATTTAAAATCATCTTTAACTAATTCAGCTGTTGTTTCCCCAAGGATTAGTAACACGCCATATCCTTTTGTTTGCCCTTCTAATCTAGAAGTTAATGATACAGTATCTCCTAGTACATCATAACCGAATCTATATTTCGATCCAATGTTACCTATTAAAATTGGTCCAGAATTTACACCAACACCCATACCAACTGGAGGTTTACCCAGAGAAATTAACTGTTTATTAAATTGAGTAACAGCCTCAACCATTTCTAATCCAGTTTGAACAGCAACTTTCGCATGATTTTCATCATCTAATGGAGCACCATGAATGTGTAAACTTGCATCGCCAATAAATTTAATAATACATCCATCATTTTTTAATACAGGTTCAGAAATAGCAGTCATATAATCGTTCATGATTTGAGTTAAACCCTCAACATCATCACCATATGATTCGCCTAAAGTAGTAAATCCGCGAAGATCCGTCATAACAGAGGAGATTAATTTTCTTTCTCCGCCTAATTTAATTAAATCTGGATTTTTTTGTAATCTTTCAACCATTACAGGGGAAACGTATCCGCCAAATTGTTTTTTAATTTGCTCTTTTTGTAAATATTCAGAAAGAAATTTAACGGTATATGCATGCCCGTAAACTAATGCAATTCCAATTACAAAAGCTGTAATGTCAATGAGCATATTATAGCTCTTAAAGACCCATGCAGCTGCGAAATGACTTGCACCTAACGTTAGTATTACCGGAACAAATGCATACGTCCAGCGCGATCCAACGACAACTAAGGCTCCTCCTAAGAATATAGCCAATGCTTCAGCCATATCTGTCCAATCAGGACGTTCTATAACTACGCCATTAATCATAGTAGAAATAACAGCCGCCTGAACATCTTGCGGATAAACTGCTCCAATTGGTGTTGATAATGGATTTACAATACCAGCAGCAGTTGTTCCAACAATAACCACAGCTCCACCAAAATCAGCAGGAATATCAGTAATGCTTACTGCTTGATTTTTTTGACTCCAATCAATCCAGATTCTACCTAGACTATCTGTTGTAACTGGACCAAATTGTGGAATGCGCAGTTTTTCTACACCCAATTCATTTAGTTTTACTTGAAATGTTGTATCCTGTGCAAGAACTCTTAACGTTTCTAGACTTAATGATGGATACAATACATTGTTAACTGATGTTAGTAATGGAACTCTGCGATTAACTCCATCAATTTCCGGTAGCGTATTAACAGTTCCAACACCAGCAGAACTATTTTCTAATGCAGAAATATTGGAAATAATTCCAGGATAGCTAACTATTTTATCTTGATATTCTGGATTTAAAATTACCGATCCAGGATTCTTTGGAGTATTTTTAGTTTTACCAGCAGGAACACTAGGTAAAATAACAGGTAATACTTTTAAAGTTTGTTCTAATTTATCATCTCCGCCTAAACGGTCAGTTTCGCTCATTAAAACATTAAATACAACTAATCCTGCATTATGTAAATATAATGTTTCAATTGTATCTGCATAAAAATCGCGTTTAAATGGCCATTGACCATACTTATCTAATGCTGCTTCATCAATGTTAACTGTATAAACATTATTTTCTGTTGGAGCTTTAGATGTAATTAATGTGTCGAAATAGCGAAGACGAATCGATTCAACAAATGATGGATCGGCAACCCTTACTGCTAAAACTAGCAGTAGAGTTACCAATGCCCAATAAGGACTTAATAATGCTTTTAATTTAGAACCAATCTTCATATTTCGCTGCCACTGCTTCTAATGCTTTTAAATTTTCTGGAATTGCCGGAGAAAAATCAACACCAACTTTAACTTCTAAATCAGCAACAGGAACAATATATTTTGCCAATTGTTTTGGGTCGACTTTTTCATTAGGGAATAAAAATGCAACCATTCGTTCTTTGCTTGGTTGAATAATTACTTTGTAAATATGAGTAGGAACTCCAACTTTATTTCCAATAGTTTTGTATTCGCCCTCATAAATTGTTCCGGTAATAGCATAAACATCGCCATGAGCAACTAGGTCGCGGGTTTTTTCTTCAAGTAATTTCCATGCTCCGCGATTTAATGGTTGACTTTGAGGCATCATGTTATCAAGGAAAAATGATTCGCTCATTACTTTAGCATCATAAACGAAATCTGCTGCGGGTGCCATGTGTCCACGATCTAAGTTAGAACCAACATAATCTTTTAATGTTACACGGTATTCAGCAGGAACTTCAGCATCTTCGCGAAAATCATCTTTTCTACCAACTGATTTTTTTAGGTGGTCAGCTGTGATATGTTCAATAACAAAATACGGAACTTTGGTTTTATAGTTTAGGTTAACAGCATATCCGGTTTTGCAGATATATTGATTATCGCCTTCAGTTTTAATTTGCGGAGCACCCCAAGTTGCAAAATGAGAACATTTGTCATCGATTGGATTTGCAAAAACAGCTGTAGAAAATAAAAGACATAAAGCTAAAACAATTTTTTTCATGATTACCTTAAGTTAGATTAAAACATTATTTATGAACAAGATTTTCTTTAAATATTTTCCAGCAATTTTCCCAAGTCCATTTGAATGAGCTAACATAAACTTTATGTCTATCAAGAGATAAACATTTTAATATAGCGTTTTCAAAATTTTCATCCATGTAACCATTAACATCAGATTCAATAACATCAATTGGACCAGCAACTGGATATCCAGCTACAGGGCATCCCAATGACATTGCTTCAATCATTACAATTCCAAATGTATCGGTTTTACTTGGAAAGCAAAATACATCAGCATTAACATAATAATCGGCTAATTCTGATCCAGATTTATAACCAACAAATTCTACCAATGGGTATTTTTTTTCAAGTTTTTTTCTATATGGACCATCTCCGACAATTTGAATGTGATATTGCGGATTAGTTGATAATTGACATAATACATCTAAATTTTTTTCTTTAGAAACCCTACCAACAGATAACAATATAATTTGTTCTCTATTTTCTTTTGGTTTAGTTGGAGTTAATTCTTCTCTATTAATACCTCTAGTCCATGAAATAACATCACATTTAAATCCATTAGATTTTAATTCTTGAACCATAGTATTGGTTGTTGTTAAAACTTTATAAGAACGATTATGAAACCAACGTAAAAATTTGTATGTAATTTTTTCTGGCATTCCGTAAATCTTTTTAGCGAATTCTGGGAAATTCGTGTGATAACTCGTGTTATATTTCCATTTATTTTTCTTACACGCCAATTTAGCTGCAATTCCAATAGTACCTTCTGTTGCTATATGAATAAAATCTGGATTTATTTTTTTAATTTTCTTAGTTAATCCAAAAGGAAAACTTAATTTAACTTCTGGATATTTTGGCATATTAATATGTTTAAAATCTAGAGGAGTTATAAATTCAAAAGTAAACTCCTCTTGTTCGCCAACAAGTTTTAAATTATTAAATGTAGTTACCACGCCATTAATTTGGTTCGGTAAATTGTCTGTTATTATTAAGATAGTTTTTTTCATATTATTTTTTTAGGCAAACATACATTTCACCTTCTCTATGCTCTTTTGATTTATGTAATTGTTCCATTGCCATTTTACAAGATTCATACGAACTAAAATCGCCAATTGGTTGCCAAAAAAGACTAGTTCCTAATGCTGCTACTGCTTGTAATGCCACTAAAATATACATTATTCCTCCTTACTATATGTTATAATTTCCCATCTACCATCATGATGTTCGACTAAAGCCGTTAATGATTCTACCCAATCTCCATCATTCATATATGTTACACCATTAATTTTTTTTATTTCCGCGTGATGAATGTGTCCGCAGATAACGCCGTCATATCCACGTTTTTTGCAATAGTCTGTTAAATTTATTTCGAACTGGAACATAAAATCGACAGCTTTTTTAACTTTATGTTTTAAATATTTACTTAGGCTCCAATAACCAAATCCCAATTTATGTCTTACCCAATTAAATTTATTATTTAATGATAAAATTAAATCATAGCCTTTATCTCCAAGAAAACTTAACCATGGAGCAAGTCTAGTAATTCCATCAAATAAATCTCCATGAGTTACCAAATAGCGTTTACCATCAATTCCATTATGTTCATATTGATTATGAATTGAAATTTTACCAAAGGTGACGTTAAGATTAACCATTGGTCTAATAAATTCATCATGATTCCCTGTTATGTATATTACCTCAGTTCCTTTCCTCGATAAAGATAAAAATTTATGAATTAATTTTGTATGACTAGGTTTCCATTTAAGTTTATTTTGTTGTATTTTCCATCCATCAATTATATCTCCAACAAGATACAATTTATTGCAAGTATTATTTTTTAAAAAATCAATTAATTCAATTGCTTTAGAATCTTTTGTTCCTAAATGTATATCGCTAATAAAAATGCTTTGGTATTTTTTATCCATATATTATTTTTGTGTAATATCTATTTTCGTGGTTGTACCCATGTTAATATTTTGAGTTAAAACAGTTCCTTCTTGATTTAATTTTAAAGTTGCATCTGCATTTTTATCTACTTTTAATTGAAATTTATTTTTGGTTGCTTCTTTATCAAGAACTAATGCTTTTCCATTTGTATTATATTTTAAATTTGTTTTTTCATCATATCCAGGTAGCGTATCACTAATATCATCAATCGGTTCGTCTAATGCATTTGTTAATAATTTTTCATCTAATTTATTTTTATCTAAATCAGTTTTTACATCTAATAAATTGATACTTAATTGTTTGTACGTTAAAAAATCTTGATCAAGAAAATTAACATCTAATCCAGTTTTTATTTGTTGAACTGTTACTGTTGTGTCAGCGGCTTTTACTGGAGAAGATACAATTAAGCTATTGTTAATATTTAATGGATCAATATTAATTATAGTTGGTTTTGATGGAGAATTTGTTTTATCAGAAACAGTAGTTGATTGAAATGCTTGGTTTAATAAAACAAAACCTGCATCTGTAGAAACTTCAATAGCTCCTGTTACGCAACCAGATAAATCGCAACTTGGTAACAGAATAAATGTACTTTGACCTAATTCATCTACTGTTGTAGAAAAATCTGTACCACGAACAGCAACGGTAGCCGTTGGAGTTTGTATTCCAACATTTTGTGGATTATGTTTTGCTATTTGTCCAGAGGCATAACGAACAGTTCCTAATGCAATTTTTAATCCAAGTTTTCCTGTGGATTTTTTAGCGTCATAAACAAAATCGTCAATTACAAGTTTACTTTGTTCGCCAACGGAAACTTTGGTATTATCATTAAAAGTAATGTCGAGTTTACCTTTTGCAGTAACCACGACATCCATAGATTCAATTTCTGTATTAACAGCACTTGGTAGCGATTGTTTATTTCGCTGTATTTCAGCTACTCCAGTTTGTTCAGAAACTTTACCAATTGCTCCAAAACTACGGGGCGAGTAAAGTAATAACAGAAGACTGAGTAATGCTAATGTTATTGTTGTTACCTGTGCTGGTGACTTTAATGTTTTCATCCAAACTTCCTGATTGAGTCATATCAATTTTATTTGAATTTCCGATAAGAGTTAAATCTGCCGATATTTTACTACCAAGAGTACTTGTATGAGTCCCTGTATGAGTAACAATATTATTATTACCGGAAATATTCATTTTACTTGTAGCAGATTTATCAGCAGCTCCTAAATTTGTAGTAATTTTATTATTATTACCTGATATTGTATAATCGATTGTAGAATTATCGCAAGAATTTGGTGTAGTTTTACTTCCGCAAATAATACTTTCGATATTACCAGCACCATATGTTTCTAATGTTACATTTGTATTGTTACCATTAATTAATAAATCCAATTCATTAACAGCGCCAACTTGTTCAATTGTAAATTTACTACTATCTCCACCAAAAAACGAAGGAGTTAAAGAACTACCTATTCTATTTGAAGTTCCTTGTTGAGTTACTTTAATTTCAGAAGAACTTCCAATTTGTTCAATAAAAACGTCACTAGCTAATACAGATTTAGCAAAAAGCATAACAAACATAATTAAATATATTTGTATTTTTTTCATTTATTTTTCCTTTATATGCGGAATGGTTGCATTTCTTTTTTAAATTTCCAGAGACCTTTCTTTTCACCTTCAAGTATCATGGAATAAACACTATCTTCAATAGCTACTCTAACTCCTTCGGTGATTGGTTCATTAACAGCATCACCAACTTCCGCTTCAAGAGCAGTTACATTACCAGTTCCAATAAACATCATAGCTCCGCCACCTGAGGCAAAACTATAAATTGTTTTTGTTGTTATTACCGATAACAAAACTTCTCCAGTTGCAACTGAGATAACTCTCATTGAAATAGTAATTTTATCTACACGATATTCATCAGTAAAACCTAATTTAAATAATCGTAAACCAATACCGCCAGATCTTATGTCAGAATCGTAACCAGATATACTTCCTGTTACTATTAATCCGCTAACCATCAATGGAGTTAATGGTTTTGCTTCAGTTTTTTCGTAAACTTCTCTTTGATTTCTAATTAATTGACGTTCTTTAACTAAACTATCTAAACCGACGCGTTCAACAACTTTAAACCAATTTTTTGAATCTTGTAGAGCTTTAATAACAAAAGATTCTGCGCCTTGTGGAACAGCTGTTGATAATTGAGCTAATTTATCAGACGGTTTACGTTGCCCAGTTTTATCGGTAAATTCGTACACAGAAATAGGAATTGAATCCCCTTCAAGAAAAGGAAGTTTTTCTGATAGATTTGCTCTTGGTTTAACAGAAACTGGTTCTTCTGCTGCTAATTCTAGAGCAAGTTGTGAACAACCAGAAAGTAATAAAAATAATGATAAAATAATATATTTCATATTAGAATCCGAATTGTCCTATTGGCACAGTAATATCTGTTGTATTACCGTTTGTTTCCATAATTGTTAATGTAACATCATTAGCTGTTTTAATCCAATTAATTGATGTTCCTTGAAAATCCATTGTCCCTGATGTTGCTCCTGTATCAGAAAACAGTTGATCAGTTAATTGTTTTGATAATTGAGCATAAATTCTAGATTCAACATTAACTAAAAATTTAGATAAATTGCTATTATTTGCAGCAACTTCGGCTTTAGCAATTGCTGCCGATTGATCGTCTTTAATTTTTTGTTTACGTTGCGCTTCAATTTGTTCTAAAGTTATAACCTGAGCCGACCAACCATTTCCTGAAAATGATGGATCTTTAAATTCAAACGTCAATGGTGTTGCATTAACTCCTACTGAAAAACACATAATGAAAAATAATTGTAAATATTTTTTCATATATTATCTCTGTCTATTATTTCTTTTTGCTACTGGATCTTGTTGCTGTTCTCGCATTTGAAGAACTGTGTTTAATTTAGCAGTTAAACGTAGTAAATCATTATCTAATAATCTAATACGATCGATAAGAGCAATCAACTCTTTACTTGCTTCCCCTAATACTGGATTAATTTCATCGATGGTATATGACCAAACATATTTTACCATCTTTAACATGTAACCTGCTGCTACAATTGGAAATCCGTATTTAGATATTAAATCTCCTATTTCACCCATAATTTTTTCCTTTTAATCTTTTCTTGCGTCATTTTTTCCATCAGCTCTGGAAATACGTTCTAAATCTGGACGTAAACCTAAAACTGAAGAAATTGTTACATCTATTTTAATTAATTCGTGTGAACTAGATCTAACCCTATTTTCTAATGCTTTAACGCTAATCGCTAAAATATTAACTGCTGCAATAACATCTTTTAATACAAATTTTAATGCAGTAAAAATAAAACTTCCTGCAACACAACTCGCTAATGTCGGAGCCAATACATCTGTAAAAAATTTTACATATTCCGGATTCATTTATCCTCCTGATTAATTGTATAATAACTATTTTCAGGTAATGGGTCAACCATTAACGAACCAGAAACTAATCCATCCAATTCTAATACATCAGTATTCATTTGACGAACTCTTCCATCCATTGAACGAATTAAACCTGTTAATTTTTTAATTGATTTAACAACACTGCCTAATACCAATTCCATAGCCTGCATAATAAACCAACCGCAAACCATAGCAAGAGTGATTGGAAAACCAACCTCTTCTATTAAACCAAAATAATCAAAATTTGCTGGAATTTGAACGTCCATAATTAACTCTTTTTAATTTCATATAACGCGTGTTCGTAATGTTTCTTGCGGTCTTCGATTCCAATAGTCCCGCCATTTATTTTTTTAGTCATAGAAAGAATATCACCACAATCAGCGCACACATTAAGTTTACGAGTTGTCCAGAACCATGCTGCTGAACAGATAGCTCCCTCTAATGTTTCGCAATAAGCAACTGTTTCATCAAGAGATTTACCAATTGATTTTGCAAAATTACTATAATTTTCTTTGCCTGTTAACTGAATAGCTCCGCGTCCACGAAATTTATATCCTTCGCCTGAAGATTCTGGACCATTACCCATTCTATCGCAATAAATTTTATTGGCAATTTTTTCTGGTTGTCTATGGTATGGTTGAGCAGCAGCCACTGTTGCAAATCTAGAAGGAAAGATTTTTCTTAATCCCTCAGCTGAATAATTTAAGTTTTCTTGTAGAACTGTAAATCCACCTGATTCATGACCGCATTGAGCAAGGAAAGCGGCAATTCTATTTGGTGTGTTAATTTCGTATTTTGGTAGGATAGTACATAAAGCCGTACAAAGAGCATCGCAGTTTTTATTTGAGGGAAATAATTTTTTCAATAAATCAGCAGTAACGCAATCACCTGCAGATGCTGTATGACAAGCAGCGGGAGCTGCATCAGGAGTAGCAGGTTTTTCAGCAAATTGTTGTTGAGCTTTTCTAGTAGCAGGTCCCATAAGACCATCAGCAGTAATTTTTGCACCTTTAGCGATTAATTGTTTTTGTAATTCAAATACTTTTGGATCGCCTTTAGCTGCCATAACAGGTCCAGTAGGTTTTTGTTCAACTTTTGAAGTTTTAACCACAACTAGTTCTGGCTTAACTTCTTCGATAACAGGTTGTGGTTGTTCAACCGGAGCAGGATTAACTTTTGCTACTGCAATAGATTTAAGGTCATCCATTGTAGAAGTTATTCCTTCTTTTTCTAATAATTTTTTTTCCGTTATAACTTCGGAAACTGTTTTTGCAACTTCAATCCAGTTTTTTATTCCGCTAAACATACTTAAACTCCATATTTATTTGATTAACATTACCTATATTTAGGCTGGAAAACTTTTTTAGAAAAAGTGCTTGACATTCTGCAGGATATATATTATAATAGGCTGTAACTAAACTTGACGAGAGAACTTATATTATGATTAAAAATTTACCCGAAATAAAAATAGATTTGAACATAACCAAAACCAATTTAATTTATGCAATTTATGGTATTATTATTGGAGCTATAATAGCGTCTGGTGTAATCTAT